GTATTGTACTCGGACACAGGGTCTTGTTTATTAAGAGTCGTTAAAGACTTCTCAATATACCATCCGCCTGGCCCTTGGAAGCCGTGATCCCAATATGAGACCCATGGCATTTCTTCACCTTCGGGGGTTGGTAGGAAACGGATTATTGCAAACCCATTACCACTCTTATCGAGTTCGGGTTTCCAAAATCTGTCATCGGAATAGGACTTTTTTTCTCCTTGAGTTGGAGACGCAGATTCCATTGCTGCGCGTAGTTTATCTAATGATGTTGACATAGTATCTCCTTGTATTAAACATCGTATTGCATTTTATAGCATCTTATTAAAGTCATGAAGTGAACTAACACCTAATGACCACTTACATTTACTATTTTCATAGTAACATAATTCATTATATATGACTTCCTTGTTATCGTCAATAGGGTTTTTGAAATAAACCTTTATATCATCAAACAAGGGGTCTTCAAGCAACGATACGAACTGCATCTTTTGAATGTAGTTAACTGTATCATTTGCATTGTATTTATGGCGATAGAACTCAGTTCCTTGATAAACATTATCAACTGAATCTAACTCAGGGTCTAATGCATCAAACCCTACTAAAGTAATCTCTTTGTATCCATTGTAAGCTGCATATCCTAATGCACTGATACCACAAAAGGTGTTCTTGAGCTTCTCATAATTATACATAATAATGTTGCAGCCCAGAGGTATATTATAGCTAGTGAAATATACTTCGTGTCCTTCCCCTTGAACCACAAAATGAGTATCATCCTCGGTTCGATTGTGTATTGCATTCGGATATCCCATCTTCAATCCATCCCACAAATCTATCTCCATATGATTCCAGTCTCCGACCGCAACCTTTCCTCTCTCTAAACATCCATCTACAACAGCTTGGTGTTGAACGGGAATGTCGTGGACGAATAGTATATCAGGAGTATGATCTCTGTATACACCATTACATCCCCACCACTCTTCGAAAGAGTTTAGATCATATTGTTTACGACTTGGGCCGTTACCTACTATGTGGAGCATAGATCAATTAATTTGGTTTTGTATTCCTGTTGTGGGTAAGATAAGAAAGCTTTGTATTTGTTTATCTTGTTATGGACTTCGGGATAAACGATCTTTTCCTGTATCAGTTTTTCCCAGTCTGAACTGAATCCGATTATCTCATCCATAATACAAAGTGTTTCCAAACTTATCTCTTTACCTAAGTATGCTTTTAATAGTCTAGGGTGTTGTCCCTTGTTTACCTTAAGTAAAGTATTAATCTTGTATTTTCTAATTTGGTCTGATACTTCTGTCTCAAACATGTAGGAAAGTTTCTGTTGTCTTTTCTTCCACTCCATGTATCTCTTCTCACATTCATTCTCTAGAAGATCACCAGCCCATAGATCATAAACAGATAGATTTGCAATGTAGAAATCCTGTAGGTTCTGTTTATACTTTTTGTATAACTTACCAAAGTGATACTTATCTTTTCGTTTAACGAATGAGTTTATATCTGCTTTGACTTTACCGTTATACTTAATGAAATTGTAGTCGGTAGAATAGAAGTGTAGCTTTATACCAAGATATAAAGTGTATGCATCATATCCTTCACGACTCGTCATTACTTAACTAACTGAATGCTAGTTGTTGCTTCTGTATGTGCTTTTGCTACAGCTTTATTTGTTGGGATAACATAAACCACATTGAGGAATGTTACTGACTCAGGATTCTCTTCACCTGTTACTGCAACACCATGTGCAAATCCCATACCTTTCTCTGATTGAACAACCATTCGTGGTTTATTAAGAACCACTGTTGCATCTTCAAACGAATCGAGTATACCAACATACTCACCGCTGATTGTAACTACTGTTACGACATCACCTTTTTCCATTATTTTTTCTCCGTAAAGAAACCAGTCAAGGTTGACTGACTTCGTGTATGTCTATTAATCATGTTGAGTTGTTCTGCTTCAGCTTGCAGCTTTTCCTTAAGTGGTGTAGAGATTAATCTCTTTGCACTTTCGGGTTCAACCTTATTGACCTCACATACCTTTATTATTGCTGACATTACATCGGGTGTACCTTTACCTTTTGAAAGTAACCTCTCGACTTGTTCACTGAATTCCTTTCTTGTTATCATCATATTCCGTATAAGTTTGTGTATTGTTTTCTCAACTGAACTAGATCATCCACATAATCTTGTGGTTCACATACGAACAATTGAAATGAATTAGAACCTTCGACTGCAACAATCGCTACACACTCTTCGATTGCATGACCAGTTAATTCCTCGACCATGATTGAGTATGCAGTCATTTGTATATACCAAGACTCTGCCATATAATCTTCTTTGGGTTTTGAACTAGACTTAAAGTCTATGATACAAAGTTTACCATCGAACATTCCTACACAATCCACACGACCAGCCATCTTAAGATTAGTTGAATACAACGGTGCCTCTAAGGCAAGTGGTACGACCTCATCTAATACTGGTCTTACTGCACTGAACATTTGTTCTTGTAAGAGGTTCTCAAACTCAATGAAAGGTTTCTCTTTCCTGAGATAGTCTTCAACATGTTGATGGAATTGTGTTCCTCGTTTTGCAGCTGAGGAAGAAATCTTATTTGCAGTTTCTTCACCTACTCGTTCACGCCACAACTTAATTTGTTCTTTACTTCTTAGACCAACTACAGTGGTGACACTTGGATATGCTTCACCTTTCTGATCTATGTAATATCTCTTGCCGTCTCGCTGTTCGGTCTTTAAATCTAATTGTTCTAGATCAGTTATCTCTAGTAATGTCGTTCTCACTTCTGTCATAGTTTCTTTCCTTTGGACTGGATGTCCATATGTTTCTTAATGGTTTGTACAGATTTCTCTCTCTTGATATCTTTACTACCATGTCGTTCATGAACAACCGAGCCTGGATGTGCATCACCTACTTTAGATAATACTTCTTTAAAACCATCATCAGTTTTAACTCGATCACCAGTACCACCCACTATTTGTGGTGCAGAAACTTGTTGTTTAAGATGGGGATTGTTTAGTTTGAAATCGTCAAGGTCTCTCCATGACATTGTGTATTCAATCAACTCACCAGTCTCTTCATTATAAAAATCGTATCTAGGCATATTGTTCCATAAAGGTAGGGACTTCTCTTCCAGTCCATTTTGCAAAGTCTTTCTTGTAGATTGCATAGTATTTATGGTATGCTTTTAGACTGTCATTTGGAACCTTGACATCCTCAGGCATACACTGAGGTGGTTCAGACCACTCACCTAGTTTGATATTGTCAGGCAGACAGTTTAGTATGTCTCTGAGTTTTGTATCAGTGAGGTGTTCTCTCTCATATCTGTATGTGTATTCGTTGCATAGATTCTCAAACATATCGTATGCATACTGATATTGAATTGCATTCTCACGAACCCAACGAGTAGATGGATGATTGATATGAGAAGCTTTGTATAAGTGAGGTTCTCTATCGGGGTCTAGTCTCCACCTTCTAATTCTACGACCACTTGAAGAATCAATGTATTCATCACCATCAAGGATTCTATGTGCAGTAGAAAGCATTTGTGCATACTCGATAATCATCTTGACTACATGTTTATCACAATGCAGTTTTACAGATACTTCGGGTTCTTCATGTAAATAAAATAAATTCATGTTACCATTCTACCACTTATCTGTAACATCCGCAACCCCCTTTTCATAATTCCATGGAACGGAAACTGAATAAGGGTCACCCATTTTATTACCAACATATTTAAAATTCTTTTGCACTACAAAAGGTGCAACATGATCTAGGTATCTATCAACACATGTTTCAGCGATCTCACAATACGCTTCAACCTCTTCGTAAGTTCCATAGACCAATTGTCCATCTTGTAGTTTTGCAAGTTCCATTATTTACCTATATCTTTTATGTTGGACTTACCTATGACTTGATATGCACCCTTGTTGTATGCTGGTGCAATTGTATACTGAGAAGATATCTTTTGTTTCTCTTGTTCCCATGCAAGGTTCTTAGTTCCCTGACCTGAACCCACATTAGATGTAAGAGAAGGTATAACTTTCTCAGGTTTCTTCTGACTGGTTGGAGTCATTCTCAACTCTTCCAGTTTTATTTGATGACGCTTCTTTTGTTTCCAAGCATTAGTCTTTCGTCTTTTACCACTTGGGCCGAACTTCATCGACCCACTCATATTAATCATTCCCATTTTTTACCTATAGAATATGTGATTGTTTATAGTAACAGTTTCATTCAGATGTTGTGCCCAATACGGGTAGATGTAATCTGCATGATACCACAATGCACCTTCGGTCAAATCCCATGTAGGTGCCATCATAAAATTGTTTGCAACTTGAACTGATGCAATCCAAGTCTTAGAATCTTTTGGGTCGTCTGACTTCCCATCACAGAACCATGAGAACTGACACATCCCACGAACAGGAATTACATTCCCTGTCCAAGATGTTCTCCATTCTTTGGCATCGTAGATCACTCCACAATAAGTATCGGGAAAGTTTGGTGACTCAACACGATTCTTGACTACTTGAGCGACTGCAACTTTTCCAGCGAGTGGTTGGTTACCAGCTTCAAAGTAGATGTTCTTTGCAAGACAAAATGCTTCACCATTCTCATCGAATGCAGTTGCCTTACCACTGTAAAGACCTAGGCAAAACCCTAGGACGAATAATGCAAGATATCTATATAAGATATCTACTTTGTTTGATTTGAAATCCATGTTACTCCTCCAAAGTAATCTTGATTGAAGTCCTGATTCCATTTATGATTAAAATGGTGTAGGAACTTATTAGCTCCAAAGAACTTAAATATAAGAAAGTCATACAATGTAGCTTTTACATTGATCGGTTTTTTATAGTGGTCACCACGATCTGGCCCACCTAGAAAGTTTGCAACAAACATATTATTACCTCTTTAGTTTTATGAACTTCCTTCGAGCCTTCGAAAAAAGTTTGGAAGGTTTCTTATAAAAGATTTCTTCCTTAGTGCCTGTTTTGATATAACCAACATTCTGATTCTTCTCATTGAAGATGTAAGTGTGGTTCTTCACATTGACTCCACAATCACTCCAATCGGTTATCTCTTTAAGATAAGTATAACTCATGATGCCTTCTGTGCTTCCCACTTAGCATCTTCGATTTCCCATTCGATCTCATCGATCTCATTACTTTTATCCCTGAGAGCTTCTTCAAAGGGTTCTACTAAATCATAGATTGCAGATTCCAGTTTGTTGACAGCCTCACGGACTTCTTTAATTTTCCATTCAAGATCAGATGAGTCACTTGCATCGATACCATTATCGTCTGCAATACCCTGAACCTTGATATAAATTTCTGATGGGATATTATCATACTTGATAACTTTAGTCTCATCATTTACTTTACGAACTGCAGCTTCAAGTTCCCACTTTTCATCATACAGTTTATCTAATTTTGCATTAGCCATTACCAGCCTCCAGTAACATGTGAATATGCATCAGGACAATCCTTAGTCCCACAAATACATACA